GTAGCTTTACTTGTAGCAGAACCACCATAACGAATAACACCAGCAGATGCAAGAATATCCATTTGCAACATATCTTCACACAACTCGTTTGCACCAAAAATCATCTCACGATGAACATGCATATCTAACTCTGCATCAGTATCAAAATCCAAAGAATCTTGAGTATATGTACGCATAAAACCATAGTTAGCAAATGTACCTTCAATCTCAATACGTTTAAAACCAACACGGTTTACTAAACCACCATTCTCAGTAAGAGTAGGTAATTTACCAGTAATATAACCAATATCTTTAGAACTACCGTACAAGTTACCTGCGCCTGATTTAGCAGCACCTTCAGTAACAGTATATCCGGCAGTTTCTGCCAATACTTTAACTTCAGCATAAGTATCATTAGGAGCAGTAGATTTATCTAAACCTAGCAATTCTGCTAATTTTTTCCATGTTAAATATCTAGCAGAAGCTAATTGAGCAGCACTAGAAGTAGCATATCCATAAGATGTAGCACCTAATGCAGCAGTAGCATCTACACCATTACCAACAATACGAGTATCAACCCATTCATTACCTGTTGAGAACAAGTCTGGATGAACAATAGTAATTGTTACTTCATTTGCAGTAGTTGCAGCAGATGCATCAATACCTTGATCGTTAATGTTTGCATCACTAAGCATAGGAAGTATGTGATACATTTTCAATTTTTTACCAAAGTTCTTTGGCATCTCTTCTACAGAAGCTAAATTACCAAAGACTGTTTCTTTAGCTGCTTCTTGTAAAACTTTTTTCTTAATAAAGTCAGTTCGTAATTGAGTACCTACAGAAGAGTTACTTCCAGTACCGTAAACTTGACCTGAATCTGGTAAAGCCATAATATAATTCCTTATTTAAATAATTTTTTATTTAATCTTTCAAACTCTGCAAATTCTGCATCATTCATAGACAACACATCTACAGAATCAAGATTAGCTGGTTTAGTTTTAGCAACTGCCTTAGTAGAACTAGCAGCTAATTTCTTTTGTTTTGTTACTTCATCTTCTTGTTTGGTTTGAACTACAGGTTGAACTATTTCAGTTGTTGATTTAGTTACTTGGTTTGAGAATAAACCATTCTCTTGCATGTAATTACCAATCTGAATATAAGCATCAATATCTGACATTCCTTTAAGTCTTCCTAATAATTTCTCTTTTTGTAATACAGTATCAATTTGATCATACACTCCATTGTGTACATGCTCATTGAGTGATACTAAATACTCAGGATTATTAGCAATAACTTCTCTACTTTTGTTATCCCATTGCTTACTGACAATCTCTACAGTAGATGTAAATTTAGGAGAAGTACTAATACTTTCAATCACATCATCCATTGCTACAGTAGATTCATCAACTTTATAATTAGTTGGGGTATATTTAATTTCTTCTTCAGTATCAATCTCTAAAGGATTAATACCACTATCTTTTAATAGTTGTTTGATTGCATCTGGATTCTTTTTATTTAAATCAATTAAATAGTTTAATCTCTCTGAGTCAATACCTTCTTTTTCTAAAGTCTTAATAACACTCTTATGTGGCTTAAGTGCTACCATCTTCTTTTGATAATCAATTCCCATTTGAGCTAAGGTACGAAGTTCATCAATATTATCAATATTAACTTCTCTACCTGAAGCTTTTAATGGAGCTAAAGCAGCTTTATATTGTTCTTCCCAGTTAGTAGTTTGTTCAATCTTCTCATCACTAACTTCAATCTTAACTTCTTCTTCATCAGTATTTGTTTTAGTTGTTTCAGTATCTTTCTCAACTACTTCATCAGAAGGCATATCTGCTTTAGCAAATTCTTCATCAGACATAGATAGAAAGTCTTGCTCTTGTATTTCTTCTACAGGAGTGTTTACTTCTAATTCTAAATCTTGTTCACTCATTTAATTATTCCTCAGCTGGATTAGATAATTCTTGTTCAATCTTTTCAAGATTACTTGTAGCTACTTCACCATTACGTTCAATAGTAATAAAGTATTTATTTAGTAAACCAATAGCTTTAAATGCATCATCTACTTGAGCTAAGTCTTCACTCAGAATATATGGTCTAGCTTTAGCTAAATTAACTGGTTCTTTTTCAAAATAACCTACAGTAATTACTTTAATAAAATCTTTATTCTTAAATAGTTTAAGTAAAGAATCTTTTAATGCAATTGCTTCTTTAGCTTGTTTTACTTGCTCTTCTAATTCAGTATTCAACTTATGCTCCTAAAAGACTAATCCATTTACCTACAGCAATATCTACTACTAAACGTGATTTACCATTAGCAACAGCAACACCTGTAGCAGTAGCAATACCATCAATAGTATCTGTACCTGAACCAAATAACTGTAATGATTCAGCAGCATCAGAATTTTTAATCCAACGTTGAATACCTGAACCGGTAGCCAATGGTAATTTAACTGAATCACCAGCAGTACCTACAACAGTTACATTATGAACTGTCTTAGTTGCATCTAAAGCTAATGCAGCAGCTTGAGTACCACCAGCATGAGCTGTAATACCTGTTTCTACGGTATCAGACAATAACAGTTTTACTTTCTTATCAATACTTTGTTTAGTTGGTTTACGACATGTCATATTATTTATTTCCTTTATTAAAATGATTCTGGTTTAGCAATAGAACGGACTAATGCCATAAAACCTTTTTGTAAATCGGTAGTTGCTATATTTACCCATCTCACATCAATTGCATGATTACTTGTTTGACTATGAAATGCTCCTAAAGAATTAATTAATGCTTCTACTTCAGATGCTTTTTGTTTAACTTCATTCATTAAATTAATTTCATCTTGAGATAAGTCTCTATAACCTTTAATTTGTTTGTGTTGATTATCCATCACTTATTTCCTGTTGGTTTTGGTTTGAGTTTAGTTAGAAAACACTGGAGTATCTTCTATAGACAATTCTACAATATTTTCTTTTTCAATAATTGTTTCTAAATTAGCCCAACCACCTGAGTTATCAACAAAAACAACTATAGTATCTGGATTCATTTTAGATAATCTTTTCATTAAATCATTAACTGACATTATTTATTTCCTGTTGGTGTTGGTTTAGTACCAGGTTTAGGCATTGGTTTAGAAGGTTTATTTTTCATTACTTAACTCCAATACCTGTATTATAATTAAAAGGCAATTCAGCATCATTAATACTTTTTTGTACTGAATCTAAGTAGTTTTCAATATTTTTCAAAACTTTATACATATCATAAAATATTGGTGACATACTAGGATGTGGCTTAGAACATGATGTTCCATCAGGATATTCGTTTATTACGCAAGCTAATTTATTAGCAGTATCAATACTTAAGCCTTCAGATTTATCACATAATCTTTTAATAAAGGAAAGAATTTCTTCTGCATCTGTTGTTTTATTTTGTAATGTATTCATATTATTTATTTCCTGTTGGTTTAGGTTTAGCGTTTAATTGTTCCATAGCAGATGTATGGTCAATCACTTTGTTTTGTAAATTCAATTGATGTTCTAACATTTTCTTATCTACTTCCATAGGAGCTTTAGCTTGTTCTAAAGCAATATTACCTCTAGCTTGTGATTGTATTTTATCTACATCACGTTTATGAGCAATACCAGATTCTTGTTCAATAAAGTCTAAATTAACTTTATCAGCACTTGCATCTAACATTTTAGCTTTAGCTTGTTCAGTAACTGCTTTAGCTTGAGCTAACATTGCATCACCTTGACTTTCCATACTCTTACCTTGTTCATTAGCAACTTGAGCTTGTAACAATTGTAATTGTAACTGTTTCATTTGTTCTTCAAATGGATCAGGTTGAGGTACATATCTCTCAATCTTCTTAGCTAATGTAGGCATCTTCCTAAGTGTAGCAATCTCTGCTAACAGCATTTGAGAGAAGTCTTGAGGCATTGTATTACCCATAGTTTGTAACATAAAACTTAATTCTTGAGCTTTCTGTTCATCAGCTTCAGCAGTACTAATACTTAATTTAATATCAATACTTCCTACTAAATCATCTCTTCTAATAGTTACAAACTCTTCATTAGTAATTCTAATTACTTCTTCTTCAGATAACCATTCAGCATTCATAGCAGTAAACTTTCTACCAATCTGAACAATACCATCCGCTAATCTTCTTAGAATACCTAATTCTCTTTTAGAAGCAGCATCTAATGCTCCTCTAACTCCAACAGCAACATTTCCTAATGAAGCTCCACTAACACCTTGATTAAATGATTTAACTCCTGTAAGACTCTCAGCTTCCATATTCTGTAAGTCAATCATATACTGAGCAGAGTTAGGAATTTCAGGATAAGTATGCATATAAAATGCATCATTAGGAGTTACACCAGGATTATATTCATAATCCTTACCTTCATTAAATTTCTTTCTATTGATAGTATCTAAAGCATCTTTACGAGAACCAATCTGACTAGATGCAGATCTTCCCATAATATCAATCATACCTCTAGTTACTGCACCTATGATAGCTTGATTGTCTTCTAACAATGCACCATCAGGTTCACCATAAACAGACTTTCTAACAGGTAAATATTGTACTTTTACATAAGGTAACTTCTTATCAGGAAAAGGTAACTCTTCCATTCTAATAATAGTTTCACCTACCCATGTAACAATAATTGGTTTAACTAAACCAGTATTATCAATATCCCAATACCCACAATACTCATAAGCTACAAATTTCTCTCTTGGTTTATCTTTAAAAGTAAACGAAGTAGAATCTCTATGTTCAGAATTAGTATGTAGATCGTCTGAAGGAATAATTATTTCATTCAAATTAGAGTATTTACCTTCTGCTTGTAAATCAGCTAAACATGTTTCAAATCTAAATATAACAAATTTAGCATCATCCATTACACCATAACAAGTAGGATCAATAATTACATCTTCATAGCTACAAACTTCTACACTAGGATGATTCTTAATTACCTTGGTTTGTACTTCAGTATGTGAACCAATCTTAATAGCTATTACAGATAAACCATTCTCTATACTTAATTGTAATGCAGTTTGTTGTTCTACTGGAATAGTTTGATTATAAGTTATTGGATCACTTTGCATTAATTCTTGTAATGCCTGTAACTTACTTAGTACAGAAGGATCTTGACTAGGTACATATTGGAAGTCATCTACTTTAACTTTAGTTGATTCTTCTTTAAAACACCAACATACTCTACATATTACAGTACCTTCATCTACAGCAGCTCTAATATATTCATCTACAAAGTCAGTCTTATTTATTTTAGTATTAAACTGATTATTAAGAATTAAACCATTCTGTACAGCAGCTTTCTTATCTTCAAATGTAACTGGATCAGTATTAAACAAATCATCTGTACTTAAGAATGGCTCACTTAATGCAGCATATCTCCATTCAGCTTGTTTTCTAATTAACTTAGGAACTACATTAGACCTTTTATCACCATTCTTTTGTTTAACTTTACCTTCAACATTTAAGTTATCTAACCAAGTATTAACTTTTTGTACATGAGTATTATGATCAGATTGTGCAGAAGTATAATCTTGTTTAAGTTCATCTAATTTAGGTGGATTAATCCATTTAGCTAATTTAGATTCCTCTACAGCTTCTTCTTGTTCATTATCTAAATCTTCTAATTCATCAATCATAATAACCTTATGTAATTATAAATACTTGTGGAGGAAGTATAAATACATTCCTACTAAATCCCATATATTCCATATATCCTAAACCTATTGGAGGTATAGTTGGAACAATTCCTCCTGCTTCACCTAAACCAGAATAAGATATAGTTCCTTGACCTATAGAATGATTCTTAGATATACCAAAACCAGTATAAGTCATTAATGCATCCATTCTACTTGGATAATTAATACCTTGTCCAGTGTATTCTTGTAAACCAATACCAATAGAATAATTAGAGCTTATACCACTACCAACATATTCTTGTATAAATTCTACTTCACATAAGTTAGAACCAATACCAATATATGTGTATGAGCCAGTTCCTATAGAATGATTTAAAGACGTTCCTTGTCCTGTATAAAACATTAAACCTACACCAGAGGAATAACTATCCAATACTCCTAATGAATTAATAGATGCGTTTAATATAGTATCATTAGAATAATACATACTACAATCTAGTACATAAATATTATTATTATTATCTTCCTTGGTTTCAGAATAAAGTAATAAACCATTCATGTAAAATGATATTAGGTATTTACTAATAACTATTTTAAATACATCATCTCTTGTATAACTAAAATCTACAGTCTTCTTAATATTGTCTATATAAACTGAACCAATACCTAAATGAGTATAAATAGCATACTTAATTCTTTCAAATCTTTGGTCTTGTACAGCAATAGATTGTTCACATAAACCAGTAAATACTCCTACTGAATTAGTCTCTACAGAGAATGAAGAAGTACCTGTAGAAGTAAACATATCTACTGATATAGCTCCAGCATTCCATCCTATAATAGGAGCTTGTTGTTCATAAGGTTCAGGTATAACTGTAGTATATGAACCAGATGCATTAACTATAGTACCTGTAGAAGGAGTATCAAAATAGCTATCTACAGCTATATGCATTTGAGCAGGAGCACCATAACCACCAATAAGTAATGGTACAAATCCAAATGCTATAACCCAATCACTAATTCCATATCCCATAGCAAATATAAAAGATTCTACATTAGCAGCAGTTACTTTATACCCTAATATTCCTAATCTAGCAGCAACATAAGCTTTTCCAGAAGATGTTAATCTAGCTTCTGAAGAATCTTTAAAATAACTATAACCAGGAATCCATTGTTGATACGAATTAGGTTGTACAGTGGTTGAAGAGTAACTCTTTTTTAAAGAATTGACTAATATAAAAACAGATTCTACAGTTACATTAAAGTTATCAAATCCTACAAAATTATTTGAAGCAACTATTTCTACTTTATTTAAATTATGCCATTCTGAAAAAGTGTATGTATCCCAAGCATTACTTCCTAAAGTATTTAATACAACAGAGTACGCTTCTACATTATTAACAAATCCAGTAACAACTAATGTTCCAACATTTGCATATAAATTTGCAGCATCAAAACTATTTAATGTGAATACTTCAGAATTACTTAGTCTAATTGAGTTAGGAGAACCATATTCAATATACATATAATCAGTACTATCACTAGAAGGTAATCCTGGATCAAGTGTAGGATCAATAGTATATAAATTTGTCCCATCATATACATTTAAAATAAAACCCGATTCAGTATAAGACCCGTTTATACCATAGTCTGTGTATGAATCATTAGCTGTATTATTAAATGTAATTATCATTATTCACTGCTTGTCCAAATTTGACCACCCCATTCAAAACTAACAAGTCTAGTACCGTCTGCTGATGAACGCACATATCCCCATAATTTTGCACCTGAATTACTATCTTCAAATGTAACCCCATAATCACTACTTAATTTAATAAAATCAGTGCCATTTATGTATGATCCTATTACATATCTACCTGAAGTATCTAGATCAATAGACTCTATTCCTGCATTACTTCTTTGTATAAATGTAACTCCTGCATTACTACTTGTATAGATATATCCTGTATTACTGTCCGCAAGTACTGTATACAAATTATTATCTGACATAGCTATTTCTTGTATATCGCCACTAGCAATTAATACATTTTGACTGGTTAATGTTCCGCCTGTACTTCCTATAAATAATTGTGCTGTATAGTCGTTCCATGCTATTACAAAAGTACCGTCTTTAGATATTCTTACTGAATTCCATCTTCCATAATTAGAAGAGTCATAAGATATAGTAGTATTATGAATAAAAGAATATCCTCCATCATCACTTGTCCAAACATATCCTGCAAGATCTTGACCTACTACAATAATATTACCACTACTAGAACAATCTATACTAACTATAGCAGTAAATACTCCCCCATCTCCTTGTAAATGACTAGCAGTTAAAGCTACAAATGTACTACCTGCATCTGAACTTTTCCACAATTCTTTTGTTACAAAGTCTGCTCCATAAATGATTTGTCCATTATCTGATACACAGCAGGCTGTCCAGTTTCTTGATCCACTAGATGTAAGTTGAGTAAATGTAACTCCAAAATTAGAACTATAGTATAAATAACCTCCTAAAACTCCTGCTAAGATATACTGCCCATTCCTAGGCATTGCAATACAATTCCAAGTTCTAGCAGAATCTCTTGCTACCCATACTGTTCCTCTGACAATAGGAGTATCTTCTACTGAACATATCTGTTCAGTATTAATTAATTCAGTCCAGAAACAAGACATTAGACTTAACTTCCTAAACCAAGTGTATTAACAATATTACCTAAAGGATAAACTGTAGTTAGTACCATAGGATAAAATGTAGTATCTAAAATAAAGTCTGTTCCTGATGTACCACAAGTACCCTGTATTCTTAATTTAGCTGTATCTAAAGCATTACCAGCAGTATCAGTAATCAAATGTATTCTAGCAAATCTAGGATAACCAGCAGCTACACAAGTACCTGATGCAGTCTCAGCAGCAGCTCTAGCAATACTACCAGCAGAAGAACTATCCCATGTTAAACCAACACCAGTATCATTAACAGTAAATGTAGCTAAAAGGATATTTGAATTAGCTACAGCTAAATCTGTTGGAAGTGTAGGAATGGTAGTTACAATATTTGTAGCAGGTCCATAGAAGGATACTCCAAACAAAGTTAAATTAACTTTGATACCTAAATTATTAATACTATTTCTTAAAGCTTCGCTGTATTTCATTATCTTGTTCCGTATAAAGAGATTATTATATCTGCTAATGTAGCATCAGCAGGAGAAGGAGCATATACATCAAGTACATCCCCAGAATTAAATGTTACTGCATTAGTAAATGTAAATGTTCCTTGAGTACTAGCAGAAGTAAATACTACAGTACCTATCTGAATATCATTCTTTTTAATTATAAATGTAGCTGTATTAGTTGCTTTCTTAGTTGTTTTAACTAAAGCTTTACTTCCTGTTAAATTAATTGGAAATACTACTGTCATTACAAATTCATGTGACACACATATTGCATTAGCTAAAGGTCTTCCATATACAGGACTCATACTAACAATGTATGGTTTAGTACTTGAGTCAAACTTAGGAGTAATTAACCAATTAGCTTCTGTTTGTCCAGGTGTATTTATCTTAGCTCTTACTTGATCACCAGCAGAGACTGTTACACTACCTTGAGTACCAGTATTAGAATAAATATAAGTATATCCTTTTAAAATAGTACCTGTAGGAAATTGATTAGTAATAGATGGATCATAAGTACCCATGTCTTTAATTAAACCAACAGCAGTCGCATCTGTATACGCTTCAGCAGTAACTAATGAAGCTGCAATTTGAGCTTCTATATTTACTTCTCTAGCATCAGTATAAGCATTCGCAGTAACTAAAGATGCTGCAATATCATCTGCAATCTCTCCAGCAATAGCAATTGTTAATTCAGAATCTGTATAAGTATTTGCAGTAGTAATAGCACTAGCTATACTTACATCAAGAATATTTTTTTGAGCTAGTGTATAAGCATTAGCAGTAGCCAGTGATGCAATTATATCATCAGCAATTTCACCTACAATAGCAGTATTTAATTCTGAATCTGTATAAGCTTTAGCAGTATTTAACGTATTTAAATCAGCAGCAACTTGTAAAGTACTTACTGGTTTATTAACATCAGAAGTATTATCTACATTCTCAATACCAGTAATTCTTGATTTAGGTAATCCAGGATAAGTTAAACTATTCCAAGCAGTAGTACCATCACCAAATTTAAAGTATTTAGTATCAGTTTCTAAACCAATCTCTCTAACTAATAATACTGGATTAGCGTTAGTCCAGTTAGTAGCAGTATCTCCTCTTACTTGAATAGTATCAATTCTAGTAACACTACCACCATTAACGATACCATCAAACTGTTCAGGAGTTACATCATTCCACTGTACATCATCCCATACTCTAAATATATTTAAAGCAGTATTCCAGTAATACGTTCCATTTACTGTAGTAACAGGATTACTTGCTAATGCTCCTAAATATAAACCAAAGGTAGAATCTACTACTTCAGCACAAGCACCATAAGGTTCAGCTACAGGATATGTACTCATACAAAACCTCTATTATAAAATTTATTATCTAATGAATAATGATTTTGATAGCTACCTACATTAATTAATTCTTGTACAGCAGCTTTATATCTACTTAAATATAAATTAGTATCTGTAGGTGTTCCTCCTCCATTCTGCATAAAACCAAGATAAGTAACATATAACATCAATGGTTCTAAATACTGAGGTAATACATCTAAAGTTGAACTTAACATTTGAGATGTTAATGTAGTAGGAGCTGCTCTATAAACAATAGTATATTTCTGTCCAGTTACTTGTAATGGTACAGTTAGTACTAAATTAGAATTATGAAATACACTATTAAAATCTCCTTGTACATTAACAGGAACATCAAAAGTAGTATCAGTTATAGGAGCAATAACTCCCAAGTTATCTCTAAAGTATTCACCAGAAGTAGTAATACTAATTACACTAATAAATTCTTCTGGTAAACAATACTCTGAAATACCTTCAGTTACAGTAATTACTTCAGTCGGATTACTTAAGTTAAACTTAGAGAATAACTCTATTAAACCAATATTAATAAACTTAATTAAACTAGCTTCTGTTATTGTTGTTTGGTTTAAAGAACCTTCTTTAACTAAACTTATAAAATCTGATACTAACATAAGATTCCTTATACAAAATATGACTGATTGTAGTCTTTACTTTCTTCAATAGCAAACTGCCATATATTTAATTCTTTATTCTCTACTAATGGTATTACTTCACTTGGTTTCCATGCAGTCATAGAAGCTAACATTGATATAGTGTCTATACCATCATCATGTTTACTTTTAAATCCACCTGCACTAGCTAATCTTAATTCATCCATTAATTCTACTATTGGTTCACTTAGTTTCATTTCTTCTGGAAAGAACATCTTATGAGTTTTAAACCAAGGAACTACAATATTAAACCTTTGCATCTTATTAGTGTTAGGTCTTATACCAGGATTAGAACTATTGTTATCACTAGCTAAAGTAAACCAAATATTCTTATCCATCATTTGCGAGTTAATCCATTGAATGAATCCACCTTGTTGACCTGTTACTTCTACACCTACTTGTTGTGGTTTATACATTTGAACCAATCTAAATAAATCGTCTATATTTTTATCCATTAATTGTTTCTTACATACTCCATCAATCCAAAACCAATCTCCATTAGCATTATATGCCCATACAGAGATAAAACTATAATCACTTGATGTCTTCTCACTTGTAGCAAAGTCAGTAGTTATATAGAAGTTAAAGATACCTTTATTCTTAAGTACATCTTCTCTTTTAAACCATCTAATATCACTATCAGTAATTAATCTATCTTCATCAGACATAATTCTTAACATTAATTCTTGGTTAAATGTATCAATCTTACCTGACTTAAGAGCTTTATCATATTGAGCTTTAACATAATCAAAACTAAATCTATCTTCCCATGCACCTATAAATTCTTTTCTTGCACAAGGAAATGATTCACATACAGGAAATACATTTACTTTCCATGCACCAGATTCAACTGCTTTATATAAAGGATCTCTTGAATTAAATGGAGTTCCATTCCAAATTACTTTTCTTCTATTAGGATGTAGAGCATAATCAATCGCTTTATAAACTGTGTCTTCAATACTTGCTATAACTGTAGCAGATCTTGCATCTTCATCTGAAACCAAATCATCTAGGATTGCTAAATAAGGCCTTTGACCCATCTCTTTAGCTCCCCTTACACCAGTTTTAGCACCATAACCCTTAAATACAGTAGTAAGATTATCTACATTAGTAAATTCCCATCTTACATCTGTAAATCTTGTAGTAGGTATAAATGTTTTTAAGAATTCACTATTACTCCACCTGTATTCTAGGTTCTTACGCATATTCTTAACACCATTCTCGATACTATCAGATACATACAAACCTAAAGGTATCTTACCAAATCCTTGTATTTCTCCATATACAGCAATATACAGTATTAAATACTCTGCCATTAGAGTAGTTTTAGCACTACCCCTAAATAGCATATTAACTATATCTTTTTCTTTACCAGATATAGTATCTAACATTCTATAATGAATTACAGGAGTTTTATTTTCTTCTCCTGTATTACCATTAACTAACTTAATGAAATTAATAAACTCTAAAGCAAAAGTAGAAGGTATATACTCTTTATCTTCTTTATAACTTATCTGGTTTAAATAGTCTTCTACTTTCATTATTTACCTGATGGAATATTTCCATGTAGCAGTGTATATAGCACTCCAAATCCTATTGCTATACCTGATAACCATTTAATAATTGAACCAACAATAGATATAAATTTAATTGTACTTGTAGCTGTCTGCCATGCTATTAATAAATCCTTTGTACTATCAGAAGAAGAATTAATTTTAAATAACAGTTCTTGATGTACAGTATGAACATCATTTTGATGTTGTTTAAAATTCTCTAAATGTGTATTAAACAAACCAATATGAGTACAAAGAATTTCTTTAACTTCATCTAACTCATCTTTTATATCAGCTATTCTTTCTGTTTCATCCATTTTATTATTCCATTTTAATTATTCAAAAACAAACTTTCAGCTTCTGCTTGTAAAATGGGTGGATAGCCTTCTATGTCCAAAAGCTGATAGATAATATTTGCTCGTGAGAACTCTGAAATGAAGCTGTTAAGCTCAAGACCCGAAAAAATAATCTCTTTAGTTTCACCTGCGATTTTATAACCGAGTGTGAGGGTGCATTGTCCTACCTCATCTTTGTCAAAAGA